TTCATTGCATCCCGCCCCATCGAATACTGACAGCACGCCACCATTGATATATGTGTAGTCAGCAAGACGACACGTCTTTCGCCAAGAAGACGCGGACGCCTCATACCCAAGTGCCATCACTTCTTGAGTGCCTTTTGACGACCCGTCGCGCAGCCCTCCAGCGACTAGGCCGCCCAACGCAGGGCGCAGCGACGGCACGTTCATTGGCATTGATGTTGTGCGCATCATATTTGCCGACTCTACCAACATACCTACATTGTTCTCGTAGGTAAACGACGACGAGCCTACGCTATCCGCTATGTTCGGAAACGTGATTCCAGAAGATTGCGACACGTTGCCAACAAACATCAAAAATGTGCTTCTCTGATAGTCGTCTCCCGTTGGAGAGATTGCGCAGAAAACATCGCCAGCAACGACGCATAGCCCCGACACCGTTCTCCATGGACCACCGAGCGCAGCTACTAGACAGTTGGTGCTTACCGCAGAGACAAGCGCGCCGCTCGTACTGCCATCCCACTTGTAGACTTCAAAAAAATTGTTCTGCGTATGAGGCGTGACGGCTCCGTATGGGGCGTCGCCGTTTGGTGTTGTGAAAGTATTTGCCGATGTTGATGACAACGCCAATATCGAATAGCCGCTTGACGCCGCGACGCTCCATCGGTGAACACACATCTCATAACCACGAGATTGCGCGAATGATGAGCCAAACAACACGTCCGCCGTGTCTGGAACATCGTTAAATTGCATATCTTCAAATGCGTTTGTTAAATACCCGTACGCTGTTGCAGTGGTAAGCGTTCCTGCGCCAGCTCCGGTAATAGACGTGATGTTGACTGCGGTATACGGGTTTGCAAACGCATAGCCTGGGTTGCCGTTAATAATGGCAATTTCAGTAATCAGACCTGCGCTATTTACAAATACCGCTGCGGTGCAAATAGTCGCAACGCCCACTCTTACCAGGCACCCCGTATGCGCGCCTGGCGTAAACGACGTGTTTACTGTTGCTGTCGTTAAGTCAATTTGAGTTATCTGACTGCGGTTTACATAGACAGCCGCAATCTTTTGATTTTGCGCATATGTATGAATATTTCTTACCCACGTATTTGCCAGCGAGAGCTGCGGGCACTCTGTTGCAAGATACGGCTGCGCCGCCGTTAGTGTTTTCATTTTCCTAGTGGTAGTCGGCGACTGATAATCTGCGGTCTGCCCCACCTGCGGCACATAAACTTGCGTAGTTCCGTCCGCAAGATTCATGGTGATAACCATTGGAGTAATGCCGGACGACGACGGGATTGGAGCTACCCCTATCGCAAGCGCAGTATCAATATCCATCACGCCACGCACCACGTCTGTAGGCTGGCCAGAATAATGACCTGGGTTTGTCTGAACAGCCAAAACCGATGACGTATTATCCGCAGTCTGCAAGCCAATATACGGAATATACGTTTGACTTGCGCCGACGCTCAACGTCGTAGCCGTTAGCGTCAATCGGCCCATCACGATTTGACCATCAAGCATTGACGTTGGGACGCCTGGGCTGCTGTAATACCTCGACAGCACTCTTGCCGCAAACGACACCGTTCCGCTTGTCGGGTCTTGCTCAAAGACGACTCCTCGATGCGCCCATGGATTAAACAGAGCCGTACTACCAGCAATGATGTTTGCTTTTGCGTCGATAAACGTAAGCGCACCAGTAGCGACGTTTACGCTATCGAGTTCGGCGTACATCGCTGCGCGCGTTCCGCTGCTTGCCGTATCTGCACCGTCAGACGCCCAAACAATCGCTGGACCTCCGACGACAGAATATGGCAAGCCGACCACATCAAATGTTCGATAACATGCATGAACACCGGAGCCGAACGGAGCTGCGGCGGTAGCGATGCCGGTCGCAAAATCAATCACGTGAAAGTTTAGGCTGTAGCTTATACCTGTTTGATACGCGACGCCGACTGTGTATACGGTCGCTGCCGTATACAGCTTGACCATGCGCAGATTGTAAATTGGCTTTCCGCTATCCGACATTTTCAACAGCTTCGGAGGCGTCACGAACGCTCCCGTGCTGACAAGCTGCACGGAATAGTATACGGCATTGCCGTCGCCGGATACTTGATCTGTATACCAAGTATCGTTCGTCATCTCCTGCCCGGAGCGTTGCCCCGTCACCCATGCAGTAAGGCGAAAGACTCCATCGCCGCTTTCAATAACGTCCACCTCGATTATTGAGCCGCCGGTTGCGGCAACGGGATGAACGGTCCCGAGGTAGCTTGGGAGCTTGTTTACGTCGCGCCAGCCGTGGGTAGCGTCAGAGCCGACGTACTCGTAGAGGCGGCTTCCTGCCGCCACGAGCGCCCTAGCGCCGTCTTTGCCGTGATAGGCCCCAATGGCTTCCACGTCAGGGCTTACGACCGCAGAGCTGCCACCAAACGCCACCGCTGGTGCGCCTGTCTGCGCTGCTGTCTCGACGAGCTGATACCCGGCGCGCTTCTCAAGGCGGCCACCGCGACGCGCTACAACATTATCCGCAGTCGTCAGCTCTGGGGCTTGAAGCTGGTCCGGGTCTACTGCCTGGTTGATGCCGCCCGCGAGCGGGATTGAGATGATGGTATCGTTGGTCGGCATCAGAACAGCTCCAAGTGCAGTCGAACGGAGTCGGTGACTTCTTCGTTCTGGCCAGTCGTCGTGTTGTACTTCGTTGGGGCCACGTAGCGCAGCCGCATAATCTTTTGGCCAAGCGGCCCCGTAACCTGCACGACTTGCAGGTTGGGCGAAGCGTAGGGCGCGCTTCCCGCCTGCGGCGTGTTGGTGACGACCTTGGCGATGTTGAAGCCAGTCGGAGTCTTCCCAAGCGAATGCGGAATGTCGACGATCTGGCCTGGCTTGAACACGACGCCCTGGTCGGGCTTGTTCTTGTTTAGTCCGGTGACGAGCTGCCGTGGAGGCGGCCCTCGTCGGACGGCCTCTGTGGTCGCGTTGAGCGCCTGCTGAACGTGGTCCTGCGCCTGGTCCCCTGTCGGGGTAGGGTTGAACTGCTGCGGCTTTGTAACGGCCATCTAGGCCCCCTTACTAGCGTCGGAATCCCGCGCCTGTATACGGCCACATGCCCGTGTTGTAGCTGGTGTCAACAATGCGCTTAGACTGGCCAGAATCACGGTTCTGCGCAGCCAGGGTAATATGCTGCCAAATGCGAGCGTTCTCTCGCTCAAGCTGGGTAGTGTCAGACTCTTCCTTCGTGAGCAGCTTCGTTGCCGCATCAACCACGACCCACTCGTCCCAGCCGGAACGACCGTCGAGGGAGCTTGACGAGACCACGCCGCCAACGGCAACCGCAGGAGAGCTTACGTGAACCGCAGCAGCCGCAAGGCCCCACGTGAAACTGTCAGGTCCGTAGCCCGCACCAGGGTTCGTGATGGTGACGGAGAATAGCGTGCCGGCCGCAATCACGACTGTTGCCAGGAGGCCCGTGCCCGTGCCTCCGGTGAGCGGGACGTTGGTGTACGTGCCGTTCGTAAACCCCGTCGTCGCGTCGGTAACAGTAGCCGTCATCGTCAACACTTGCGGGTTCGGGTAATACCAAACACGTAGGTTGGTCACGCCAGTAGACGTGGACGGGATGATCTCAAGAGCGTCCGCTTGCGTAGTCGGGTTCTGCATGAACCGATACGCAACGATAGGGTAATACGGCGTAAGTGCCGGAGCAGCAAGGTAGAGGTTGCGCTCTTCAAACGAGAAGCGAGGCAGGTTGACCATGACGTTGCCCGAGTAGTTCGCGTCAACACCGCGAATCTGGTAAACATCCGAGGCAACAGTCCCCGTGGAGCTGGTGAAGAGCGGAAGGTCGTAGAACCCGGCAACGGGCGTCGTTACGTCCACGTACTTCAAGTAGTAGTCTTCGCCGGTCGCAAGCAGCATGTCGTACATGCGCGCCCACGACTGGTTGATGCAGCGGTCGACTTCAGAGTCGGTAACAAACGACGAATTCACCATGTCCGCTCGCTGGCGGACTTCAAGGCGTAGCTGGAGGAGCGTTCGCGAGCGGGACATGGTGTTTCCTTAGTCAGTTCTTCTCAGAATCAGGCGACTCTTCGTCTTCGTCGTCCTCTTCCATGCAAGCGTAGATGAATGCTTTGAGGCACCGAGCAAGCTCTTTGGCGTCTCCCGATTCATTGGCCGCTTGAATCTTCTTGGCAAGACTGACTTCCGTGTCAGACGGGCCGTGACTGGAGGAGGAAGACTCCTCTTCGTCGTCGTCGGATGGCTTCCCAGCGCCAAGA